AAGAATTTTATATTAAACAACACAGACTATAGAAGTATAGACTGCTTTTATTCGTTTAATGTTGGAAACAGTTATATGTTTAGACATGAACAAATAGATTAAACTTAACAAAAATTGGTGAGACAAATATGTTTTTAATTGAAACTAGTCATAAAGATAAACACTCTGAACTTAACATATTCTATAGAGATTCTAAAAATAAGAAACATGTTAAGATTGTGAAAGATTTTAAACCTTATTTTTATGTAGATGATAGTGAAGCTATTCCTGATGATTATAGAATAACAGGAGTAGAGACAGGTCATAAAGACTTGTTTAATAATAAAGTAAAGAAGATATTCATACAACGTTCAAAAGACATGTATGGTGTCAGAAAATTATTCGAGAAACATTACGAAGCAGATGTTCCATTTCCACAAAGATACATAATAGATGTATTGGGAGAAGTTGAAACATATAAATTACACACACTATCACTTGATATAGAAACAGACAGTGTTAGTACATTTCCAAACGTTGATGACCCAGACCAAGCAATTATTTCTTGTGCGTTTGCAGATAATAGAGGCTTTAAAAGAAAGTACATATTTAAAAGTCCAGATTGTAAAGTAGATATTGAAGTAGATGATATTACCAAAGTATTTGTTAATGAAGAACAATTACTACAGGGAATAGTAGCTCTTATTAACAAATTAGACCCAGACGTATTAACTGGTTGGAATGTGAGAGACTTCGACTTGGCTTATCTTATAAATAGAATAAAGAAAACAGATATTAACTATCATGCTATGTCTCCAATGGGACAAGTATTCTGTGAAAAGAATGAGAGAATGGGAGATGATGTTTGGGATATTAAGATTCGTGGTAGAATAATCATTGATGGAATGGAAGCTTATAAACATTTCAGAAAGATGTCAAATCAAGGAAGAGCAGAAAGTTATTCATTAGAATTCACTGGTCAAAATGTATTAGGTGTTGGTAAGATACAACACGAAGATAACTTCCACGACATGTGGGTTAAAAATCCAAACGAATTACTTAAATATAACTTAAGAGATACTGAATTAGTTATAGACATCTTAGAGAAACTAGAGATAATAGAATTTTATGATTACATTAGAGCAAAATCGTTTGCATTATTAGACCAAATATATCAAACAACATCATTAGTTGATGGTTATTTACTTAGAATAGCACATAATAAATATGTATTACCAAGTAAAGACAAGAGAAGTTCAGAGAAATACAAAGGAGCATATGTATTTCCACCAACTCCAGGACTATATGATAACGTATTAGCACTTGATTTAAAAGCACTATATCCAAATATTATTAAAACATTTAACGTTGGATTTGAAACTTTCAATCCTGAAGGCGATATACAACTTAAAGAAGGTATTGGATTTAATAAAGGTATTGGTTTAATGTCTCAGATTATGAGAGAGCTTGAAGGAGAACGAAAGATTTATAAAAAGAAGATGTGGATAGCAGACCAAGCAAACAATGAAGCTGAAAGAAAACTAAACCATTATAAACAGTACTCAGTAAAAGTACTGATGAATAGTTTCTATGGTTATCTTGGTTATCCAGGCTCAAGACTTTATAAAAAAGAAGTAGCTGAAGCTATTACAGAGTGGGGAGTTGCTATAATCCAATGGACAAAGAAAGTACTTAACGATATGGAATATACTGTTATCTATGGAGATACTGATTCAGTATATGTAACACCAAAGACATCTTCATTATTTGCTCTATTAAAAGAAGGTAGTGGACTTGTGAAGAATATTAATAAGTCATATACAGAATTTGTAGAGACGTATGGTTCAGATGATTGTACATTAGAAATGGAGTTTGAGAAGATATTCAAGAAGTTATTATTTGTTGGTAAAAAAGATAGTAATGAAGGAGCAAAAAAGAAGTATGCTTATATATTATTATGGGAAGACAAGAAGAAGGTAACAAATGATGTTAAATTCACAGGCTTTGAGACAGTAAGAAGTGATACGCCAAGAATATCTAAGAAGATACAAACAGAGATTGTTGGTAAAATACTAAATGGTATAAGAAAACAAGAAATAGTTGATATACTAAAAGAATTAGATAATAATATCAGAACAAAGAAGATACCAACAGAAGACATAGCATTTCCAAAAGGAATCTCTCAACCATTAGCAACATACGGTAGAATGGTTATTGATGAAGAGACTGGAAAGAGAAGAAAGACTGGTACACCACCTGTTATCACAGGAGCAAGATATGCAAATAAATATCTTGGAAAAAACTTTAATCAAGGTAGTAAACCAAAATGGATTTATATTAAGAAAGTACCACCAGGATATCCAAACACAAAGATATTAGCGTTTGAAGAAGATATTCCAGCAAAATTTCAAATAGATTATGATACAATGATTGAGAAAATTATTAGAAACAAACTAGAAGCTATACTGCTTGCTAGTGGTTTCGGTGAATTTCCAAAGATAGACGCAAGACAACAAACTCTATAGGTGAGACAATGAATAGACTAGATATTATTAAAAAATTTTGTGCAGGTGCAAATTACTATATGGTTAGATATGACGAGAGTCGTGGAAAAATATTAGAAGAAGCACTATCAGAGAATTTAATAGATAATGAGATACATAGAAGTACAACAAACAAAGACGATAGTATGTTATTTGTATACAAAATAGACCCTGATAATAACTTATATGTTAAGAACCCACTACAACTATTGTTATACTCTTTAGAAGAAGCTAGAGCTATTGAAGCAGTATATCCATACATATTTAATTGGATATATGATGGATTGTATTTGAAAGCATACGCTATCATACCAAGTAATAGTTCAAAATCACATACAACAATTACAAGATATGGTGGAACAAAGAACTTTTATAAGATATTAGTCCAACATTTAAGTAACATTGGTAAGATGAAGAAAGGACAGAGTCCAGATTATGACTTTGCCAGTCTAAATATAGTTATACAAGAAACAGAAATATCAATTGGTTCAATAAACAAGAAGACTGGATATTCATCAATACATATCAACTTAAAAGATGGATATAAACACATACTAAAAAATAGTCTTAAGTGTCAGATTAACGACACACGACTTAATGTTTTAGATATGAAGTATTGGGCAAGAGAAATTAATCCTGATTTCATTAGTGAAGCAAAACATATGAAACTAGACAATCCAATACCATACTTTGATGAGATATACACTATATATCCAAAACCAATGAAGAGAATTATGAATCTACAACACAAAGGTAATTATAATAGATTCTTAATATCTAGATTTTTATTATCTGTACACTCTCCAAAAGACGCTAGATTTATATACTATGCTGTATTGGGAGATGAAGAACGAGAACATGTAAAAACAGGTAATTGTTCAACACAATGGAATTATATTAGAAACAATATTGATAAATACGACTGTCCAAGTCTTGAAGAAGTAAAGAGATTCATCTACACAACAGATGAACCATTAGCACATTTGTTAGAGCCTGTGCAAGATTTTATCGATTCCGAGAAGAAAAAAACGAAAGATTTAAATAGTTGAAGTAATATTATATAATATTAGGGTGAAAGAAATGGACATAATCCAAAAAGTATGGAGAAACAAGGGAAACAATCAGAAACTTGTAACTATACCTAGAAATAGTGATATAAAAGATGGTGATTACGTTATCATTAAGAAAATTGAAAATAAATAAACAATGTACAATATGTAAAAAGATATTTGAGACATACGAATGTCATAATAGAAAATATTGTTCAAATGAATGTTATTATAACTCTTTAATTGGTAGTAAACAATCATCTACTACTATATTAAAAAGAAGTAAGTCTCTTAGTAACAGAAAACTCTCTGAAGAACATAAAAAGAAAATAGGTAATTCAAATAGAGGAAAAAAACACTCAAGAGAATTCTGTGACAATATTGTGAAAAATAACAGAAAAAGAATAGTTACAGAAAAAACTAGACAACTAAAATCTAAACTAATGACTGGAAACTTAAATCCAGCTTGGAAAGGTGGTGTTACTGCTAAAAATTATGGAATTAGAAAATCTATAGATTATAAAAAATGGAGAACTTCAGTTTTTAAGCGTGATAAATATACTTGTCAATTAAGTGGTCAAATTAGTGGTTTATTAGTAGCTCATCATATTGAAAGTTTTTCAACAAATAAAGAAAAACGATTAGATATTAATAATGGATTTACTATAACAAAAGAACTTCATTTTAAATTTCATAAAATTTATGGAAAGAAGAATAATACTCGAGAACAGTTGGAAGAATTTAAAGAGGTTAAAAAAGAATGAACAAGACAGATTTGGAGACAGAAGTAAAAAGACTTGAGACAGAAAACAAGAGATTAAAGAAAGACAACGATTTTATGTTTAAACAACAAAGTAGCTTTAAAAAAATGGCTGAGAGAGCTGGAAGTGAATTAGCACCATACAAAGCTATGGTTAAGAGACTTGAAGAAGAAATGAGTAGATTAGTATCAACACTAAAATCACAAGGTGATAAAAAATGAAAAAAAACAAACTAAGTAAGAGCCAACAGTTAGTATTGGACACATTAAACGAAGAAGAAGCATTAACATATGACGATATATCAGAGATAACTGGCTTAAGTTATGATGGTATTAGAGGGAGAGTATCTGAGTTAAAACAACTCGGTTATAAGATAGATAGAATGAGAGAAGGCGCTAATACATTTTTAATGTATAAACCACCATCAAGCTATCGTAGACCATTAGATATAAAGAGTGGAATATCTGAGAAACTGAAAGCTATTGATGACTTTTATAAGATAACAGACTTTTTAGATGGTGTCAAGAATACGAAGAATAAAAAGACTAAATTCAAAGATAAAGTACCAACTGAAAATGAGAAGACACCAGTATTACTATTATCAGACTTACATTTTGGAGAATTAATCCATAATAGAGAAGGTTTGTTAATATATGATACTGAGGCTGCTCAAATGAGAATGGAATATCTTGGAGAACAAGTCTTAGAACATCTAAAAAATAATCAAAATAACCATCTATATATTTTAGGACTTGGAGACTTTGTTGATGGAGATATGATTTTTAAGAATCATCTATTCAGAGTAGAGAAAGCAGCAGTTGAGCAAGTACAAGACGTTGTAAAGTCTATATCAGCTATGATTAAGATGTTAGTAGCAAATGGTATCACTGTAGAAATGCATAATGTACGAGGAAACCATGGTATCACAAACTATAAAAATATAGAAGAAGATAACTGGGACAACGTTGTATATGATATGTTAGCGTTAATCTTTACTGATAGTGAAGATGTAATGATTAGAAACTTCAGAGGAGAAGAAGGAGAAGTTGTAATCAATGGTCGTTCAATAATATTAAGTCATGGATATAATATGGGGTCACAGATTAAAACAGCAAGTGGTCTTAGAGCATTTAGAGGAATCTGTGGTAAATATGGATTAGATACAGGAGATATTGTAGTAGTTGGTCACTTACACGAATTTGGTGTAGAATCAGACCAAGGAAAGATATTGGTCAGAAATGGTTCAATGGCTGACGCAAGTGAGTACGCATTTAAACTGAATTTATTCTCAGTACCAATGCAGACACTGATGGTATTAGAAGATGATGTACCATATCCAATACTTATACCATTGGAATTAGAGGGATAAGATGAATGCAATAATGGGTTATATAATAGGAGCACTAACAGGTGTAATAATATCTATAGGCGTATTTTATCATATAAATATAAATAGTAGAATACGTGATTTAGAGATTGTAGTATCAGACTTTCCAACACCTGAAGAATTTGCTAAGAAGATTATGACAATGAAGATGCCAATAAGTGAACTACCTAAAGACGTAGTAGAAGCTATGAGAGAGGAAGCACTTAAGACACCACAAAAAACACAAAATGTAGATACAAGTTATCTAGGATGATAAAATGAAAGAAAAAATTAGAACTATTAGTAGTTGGCACGAACTTGTGGACTTTGTTGAGGATATTAACCCCAACAAAGAAACTGTAGTTCTAGTCGGATGGCTCAACGAGATTTATAAAGAAAGAACTTATGTTAAACAATTAGTATTTTCAACTATGGATGTTAACATATTAAAGGAGAAGAATAATGTTAAAAAAACTAAAAAATTGGCTAGAAAGCCTACTGTTAAACGTACAACAAAGTGATAATGATGATTACATACAACGTATAGAACTTTTACTAAATGAATTAGAAGCTAGTAATAATGTAAATATAGATATGGCTGAGATTGTTGCTAAGTTGAATGATGAGAAGAAAGCATTACAACTATTAGTACCTGTACCAAAACCAACAATCACTAAACCATCTTGGCTTAAAGGCTATATGAGTTATAAACCAAGAAGAAGATTTGTTAGTAAGAACTTAGATATTACAAAACTGTTTACAAAACCACAATACTGCTTTGATAAATCGACTTTACTATATGAATTACTTAAGAAAAACAACTTACTTAATGTAGAAAAAACATTTGATAATATGAAGAAGATTATGAGACTTATTACAGGTATGATTACATACGAATATGATAAGACTGATAATTGGAGACCTATTACAGATATTTTAATGTTTGGTAAAGGAGATTGTGATGATTCAGGCGGAATTGCTATTACAAGCGCACTTGGAATGGCTGGTTGGAATGAAGATGAAGTATTCGTAGCAGCTGGGTGGTTCTATAAAAATAATGACTTAGATAAGAACAACAGAGGCGGGCATGCTTGGGGAGTAGCTAAGTGTGATGGTAAGTGGTATGTACTTGAAGGTACAAATAGAACAGCTATACCAAGACTATGGTCAACATGGAAAAAGAAATATGAATGTTCTTGGGGAGTTTGCAATTGGCGTTGGCAGGGTATGATTTCAAATGGCAGAACTTACTTGTAAGCAAAAATCGGCTAGAACTAAGTCGAAAAACGCTACATTAACTATTAAATGTGATAATTGTGGTATAAAATTTAAAAGATTAAAATGTCATATTAATCGTACAGACTTTAAAATTAAACACCACTTTTGTTGTATTAAATGTTATTGGAATTTTAAAAAAGGGAAACCTAATATTGGATGTGCTGGAAAACAAAGACCATATATGAAAGGAAAATTACATCCTAATTGGAAAGATGGACGCACAGAATATCCAAGTGACAAAATTAGAAAAAGTTACAAATGGAAAATTTGGAGAACTAAAGTATTTAAAAGAGATAAATATACTTGTCAGTTGTGTAATAAAAAAGGTGGAGAATTACATCCTCACCATATGAAATTTAAATCTTTGTTTCCAAAATTAGTATTTGTAGTTAAAAATGGACAGACATTATGTAAAAAATGTCATATGAGGTTACATAGAAGATGATTAGAAAAAAAGTAATTAGAGTAATAGCTGCCTTAGTTGATGATGAAGGTTTGACTAAAGCAGGTTATGAATGGCTCTATGATGAACTTGGAATAACTAAAAAGGAATTAGATGAAGAAAATGAGTGAATGGAAAAACGTACCGAAAGACTTAGATAAATACTTTGGCTTTGTTTATTGTATAACAAATACACTAAATGGTAGACAATATCTTGGAAAAAAGTTTCTTTGGAAAGATAAGAAACTTAAACCTCTTAAAGGTAAAAAGAATAAGAGACACTTCAAAGTTGAGACAGACTGGAAGAACTATTGGGGTAGTAGTAAAGAACTACTTGAAGATATAGAGAAGCACGGTAAGAAGAACTTTGAAAGAGAAATACTCTTACATTGTGAGACTAAATGGGGCTGTGCTTACTATGAAGCTAAGATGCAGTTTGATTTAGAAGTATTATTTGACAAACACTGGTATAATAATTATATTGGTTGTAGACTAAAGGGGAAAAAATGAAAACTATAGATGATTGCTGTGATTATGTTTATCCAACAGAAGTAGATGATGTAATAGCTTACAGTAAAGACCCAAAGCTGTTGATTCGTTACATTCAAAAAGATATTTGGAAACCTGTGAATAAACAGTGTCCACCATATCTGAGAATTTATCACCAACAAGAACCAATACAGTTGTTAATAGCATTTCCAAACTATAATATTCTGTATAAAGATGAGAGGACTTAAGAAAATGACTAAGAAAAACGATACATTTATAAAGGAAAGAACAAAAAGAGAAGAAAAACGCTTAGATAATATGATTTTAGAGTATATAACCGACTAGAAATCGATACATTTATATACTAGAACAAACATAATAGTAGTTATGGACAAAAAACAATGTACTCAGTGTAAAAAACATAAAGGACTACATTTATTTAATAAACCAGAGAATAAATGGTGTATGTTATGTGTTCAGAAGAAACAATTATACAATGAGAACTTTAATAAGAAGAATAAACCATCTTATATGTTAACTATTATAAAAGCAAGAGCAAGAAAATATGGTATACCATTCAATTTAACAAGAGAAGATATAGATATTCCAGATTATTGTCCTGTATTAGGAATACCTTTAGACTGGAGTGATAGAGAACATACTCCAAGTATAGATAAAATTATTCCAAAAAAAGGGTATATTACTGGAAATATCGCTGTTATGAGTATGAAAGCTAACAGAATGAAGCAAGATTCGAGCTTAGAAGACCTAGAAAAGCTAGTAACATGGTTAAAAAGCGAAACATTTAAATAGTAGAACTAGCTATATAATATATACAATGGTGATAAATAGCCACTAAAGACAATTCTATGTGATTTAAATAGTTAATATACAAACATAGAGATTGTCATCAAGTTTTTGACTGAAAATCAGTCGAAATTAAATAAAACATACCAAAAAAGGTGATTAAACATGAAACAAACAAATGAAAAAAGCATTATGAGTAAAGTTGCTTATGGAGTTGCTACAGTAGGAGTTGCAGTAGGACTATTAGGCGGAATTGGCTACATAAATGTAAGCAAAGATAAGAAAGTCGCAGAACAGGCACTTTTAGACAACGCAGTAATCGTGGAATCACTTCAATCCCAGCTATCTGATAATAGCATTACACTTGAGAGCTTCAAAGCTCAAATAACAAATTTAGGTGTAGAATTGTCAGATTTGTCGGTAAGAAGTGAAGCAGACGCAGCAGTAATTGATGCATATGCTAAAGAAGTTGCTGAATTAAAAGCAATCGAAGAAGTACCAGCAACAGAAGCACCAGTAGAAGTTGTATTCAATGGATATGATGAAGAGTTAGATAGTATTGAATCATTTAGCTTTGTAGAACTGAACGACAATCAAGTTGAGAAACTAGCAGACTTAGAAGTTGAGTTTGACGGCGAAGACGTTGATGTTAAAGAATTCTTAACAGTAAAAGGAGACTTTGAACTTGAGAAAGAAGTAGCATTTAACTTTGTTGATGAAGATATCGTTTATGAATTAGAATTTGATTCTGGTTTAGACTTTACTAAAGATGATTTGAAAATCTCAGTTTTAGGCGAAGAAATGGAAATCAAAAGCTATGACACAGATTTAATGGTTGTTAATAGAGCACCAGAAAAGATTGCTAAAGAAGGCGATGTTATTAAGGGATTAACTATTGTACAAATTGGCGAAGACGCTATTATCGTATCATACGATGGTGAAACTGAAATCGTTAGTACTAGTAAGACTATTGGTGACTTAGAAGTTAGTGTTGAAGATATATTCTATAGCGATGTTGCAGAAAGAAGCTTAGTTAACTTAAGAGTTGGCGAAGACCTTGATGAGACTATCGAAGTTGATGATTATGTCGACGAAGATGAGTTATATCAATATACAACTATCGATATAGCAGCTGGTAAGATTGTAATTAAGTTAGTAGAAGATGTTGATGAAGTACAAGAACTTGTATTACCAAACGACTTTGCTAAAGTAAGTTATGCATTATCAAGTGAAGACTATAATGATGTTAGTGTTGTTAAGAAAGATGACAAACTATCAGAAATTAAAGCTGACTTTGAAGAATTTGACGCAACTAAAGTTAAATTTGAAGATGGAAACTGGACAATCGAAGATAATGATGGTGACGACTTAATTGTTACTGGCATGAATCTAGAGTTAAAAGACTCAGACTACACTATCGATTTCACAGACGATACTCAAGTATATGTAGCAGATATTGAATTCACACCAAGCTCAATCAACAGTGGAGTTGGCGACGAAGACGAAATCTACACTACAAGTGCAGGAATCGTTATCGAAGATAGAGATAGTTGGAATGAAGACGACGATGAAACTGTTAAATTATCAGTTCCAGAGAAGGCTGTCAAAGCAAAAATCTTTGTAGAGTAAAATCTACATTTTTTTATTTTTTTTCTTTTTAATTTTAAGAAGATGAAACAAAAATTTACAATACTAAAGCGTGGTAAGTGGTGGAACATTGTTAATTACATTCGTGTGTATATAGCTATTTCTAAACAACATAAGATAATATACGTTAATTGTAAGAAAGATGTGTATGCTCTTAGAGCTCGATAGGCTTGATTTAAGACGTTTTATTCTAAACTATGTCTTACTATTCCAAATCAATAATAATGGACAGGATGAGACATATGACACGTTTAAACGTATTCTAATGCAACATTTCTTCTATTTACTTCTTTAAGAACTCTAATCTCTATTTCTTTTGATAATACTACGTCACTTTTATTAGTGTTACATGTATGACATGAAGTTACTAGATTAGAAATAGTATGTTCGCCGCCTTTTGATTGTGGATAAATATGGTCTACTTCTAATTCTTTAGCGTCTTCTATAGAACTTTTACCACAATAAATACAAGTAAAAATATCTCTTTCAAATATTCTAAAATCTGTAATGTAGCCATATGATGCTCTTGTTCTTCTACGATTCTTATCATATTGTACTTTATTTATCTCTTTACATTCATCAGAACAATATTTTCCGTTAGTCGATTTTGATAGATATTCTTTATTACATATAGTACATGTTCTCTCAAATCTATTAATATATGTGCATTCCTTACTACAATAATTACCACTCTGAGAAAAAGTATTAAACTTTTTATTACATCGTTTACAACGTTTATTATATCTAGTTATCATTATCTCACCTTAAAAAATTATGACTCCGAAGAGCCATTAAATTATTGATTTCTACTTTGATATTTCTTTGTACCAGTATTCGCCAGCATCTAACAGAAATTTACCAACAATAGTTAAGAATCCTAATAATGCTGGATTACTTGTAGCTAATGATGCAACCAATAGTGGTGCTCCTACTTTAGCTATTTCTTTAATTGTTTTCCAATTACCTAAGAACCATTCTTTAAGTTCCCATCCGTCAAATGTTTGTGATTTACTAATTACTTTTGGTTTTACCATTTTTTTCACCTTCTATTTATATAATAAGCTTATTGATTCATAAGCTGGACTTGAATCAGCACTTGATACTCTACTCATGTTAATTTTAAATTTTAAACTATTACCAGGTAATGAGAAGTCATGTACTTCTTCTCCTTCTGTTGTGTCATATGTTTCCCAAGTGACACCACCATTATTACTTACTTGATATGAATCTAAACTAGTAAAGTCATTTATACTTCTTCTTAATTCACATTGAGTTGCTTGTTGGTCAGATGTATATGTTGATGATATTACATTACCACTTATATCTCCACTATCTAATCTTAATACTCCTTCAGTTATAGCTGTACTTGAGAATGTTGCTATATATGATGGTGTTTCATCAAAGAATGTTGTGAAACTGTCTGACATGTCTTGAGGGTTACTTCCACCTGTTACTTCATCTGGATTTAACTTTGGTATGAATAACTCTGATGCGTTCTTTAATTCTGCTGCTAATGATACTTTAGTTGTACAGAAATTACCAAGTGAATGTGTAACTGTCTGTGCTTTATAATAACCATCTATGTTACAATAAGGAACTGATACGTTTATTAACTCTCCTGGTCTAAGTGTTGGTAAACAAATAGATGATACATTACCTAGACTTGGATTTAATATACCTTGTTCTAATTCATAATCTGCTCTTGATTGTACCTTACTCATATTTTCTAATGATGAATCAGTAACAATATTGTCTTTAATCCATAAGTTAGTCTGTGAAGCAGTATCATTCTCTGTCTTAACTGTTAATATATTACCACCTTCATCTTTTCCATAGACTATTACTCTATTTAATATATCTGTGTTCTCTGTTCCAAACTCTCCAACAGTAACTAGATTAACGCCATATGCAATATTTGAACCAGTATTAGTTATAGTCTCTGATAAGAATGTTCTTAATACCCATTTACTACCATCGTATTCTATATAACATTCTAAACCAGCAGCTTTACAAAAACCTGTTATAGTAGTCCAAGCTTTCTTATGTTGATATGTTGTATTAACAAGATATGCTGGATAAGTTGGTACTGCTACGTCCCAAGTTACTGACGCTTCTGTAATATCTGTTGCTGGAACAAGTGTAGCTTCTGCCCATGCTGTTCCATTCCAAAATGTAAGAGTTAAATCTGTAAAGTAATTATTAAATATTCTTGCTATACTGATATCTGACCTTATAGCTGCTTCTGTGCCTGTTATTGTTCTATCAACTATCTCAGGGTATGCTCTACCTTCTATATTAACAGTAAATCCACTACCTGTAGACAAACCATACTTGACGTTATCTATCTTTGCTCTAAATATCTCTGTTGTCGCATCTGTATCATCAGCATAAAATTTGACAGTTTCTCCACCATTAAACTTATTGAGAAATATTCCTCCAATATTTGTTAGTGAAAAATTAAAGTCGCTTATCTTACTTGTAGCTGCTCTCTTAACAGTAGCATTACTAATCATATAATTATCAGCTAAAGCTCCACCATACGTATCTAATACGGTATAATCTACTGCACTATCATCTGTGATGACTATCTTAGAATAAGTCTTAGCATCTGTTGGTATAAATATCTTTGGTGCGCTAGTTCCACCTAATGTTGTTCCAGCCATTATATAGTCGCCTCTGCTTTTAAGTCGAATGAAGGAATCCACACTCTCCAATCGTTATAACTACAAGTTAAATCAGCCCATAGCCATATTGGTACGTTTGAGTCTTCTGGTTGATTTGATGCTAAAGTTATATAAGTGTCGTTTACCATTAGTGTTGCTCCTACTTTACTATTATCTGTGTCTACATAAAGGTCTACACAATCTGCTGACCCATACATCTTAATAGAGAAGTCTAAGTTATCTCCATAATTAGTAGTTGTAACGTTAATCATAGGATAAACTAATGTTTGTCCGAATGGTGTTACGTTTTTAGCGTTCTTATCATTAGGATACCAATTAATGTTATTAATATTTGGTGGTAAGTCATAATCATATCCTGAATATGAATACTTTAAAACATTACTTATATTACAAAAATTATCTGCTGAGTGTGCTCTAATTGTATCTCCAGAACTAATACCACCTAAATAATTATAATCTATACCAGATATTGTGACATTGCCTGTTTCTCCATTCTCTACTTTAATAGTTACATTAGTATAACCACTACCAGCTGTTAACGCTGCTTGCACTGCTGTTGAACTTATAGTTATGGGACTCATAGTATACGTATAAGCTATACTAATAAGACTTGCTTGTAAAGCTCCTTTCTCTTCACTATATCCATATAAAGGCACGTAACAAAAACCATCTGAATCTGCTGTACATACTGCTAAATAAGTTGTTATAGCATCGCTCCAGTTACCATCTCTATTATTTGAATTGAATGTTCCTGTGTAATTCCATTCTTTAACACCATCTAATAGTCCAATTTCCATCCAAGGGTCAACTGGATAAGTTGTTGACTCTATTCCTGTTATAGTCATATTAGCTGATGTAATAGTTGCTGTTTTTGGTAATCTAAATAATCCTACTTGTCCTATTGTTGCGTTTGTTGTAATGTTAGCGTTCTTAGTAATTGATGTGTCATTAAACTTTGTTTGATTATAAGTACTTGTATCAGACATTAATCCTAAAGTGTTGCTTAAAGTAGTACCCACATAAACTTTAACACTATCTCCAGCTCCACTAACATTTAATGTAAGACTATTAAAATCATCATTTTCATGTCCTTGTATTTTAAATGTTTTGTTTTCAGCTCCTGTATAATTTAATTGTAATGTTGATTCACTATCTGAAGTTGTACGAGTATGAAATTGTGATACTTCTGCATCGAATTGTGTTGAAGTAACATCACAACTATAATTTGTACCAAAAGCTGTGTTACTATCATCTATACAAACATAATTATCACTTATATCATACCAAGACAAACTACCAGCATATAAATATCCTAAATCTCCACACACTGATAATGGAGTAATTTTAGTGACTGTTGCGCTCTCAAATGCTATTCGTACACCAGCTGTAGTCCAATGTGTTAATGTACCATCAGTAAAATCTGAACACCATAAAGTATCAGTTGTATAATCATATCCAACTTCATAACAGTAACCGTAAGTATCTGATAATAATGATTCACTACCAGCAATAATATCAGTAACTATAATAGTCTCATTAGCCGATGTGAAATATAAATTTGTGCCATCTCCCGTCATAGACTTTAAACTTGTAAATGGTGTAGCATATGTACTAACAAATCCACCTGTCTCATCATGTATTGATATGTTATTAACATCACTATATAATAAATAATGATAACCATCTGATATATTATAATAATAATCTATAACACTTGTACCTACTTTTCCTGTTATTGTTGTATATGCACTATCATAAGTTGGTGTTCCATCACTTCCAACAGTCCAATTAAATATATAACTACTTTCATAACCATATAATTTATCTGTGTTATTATTACAAGAAAAGTAGTTACCATTAGATGTACTAAGTGAACTAATATTTCTATCATAAGCGTCAATACTAGCATTTAAAATAACTGAACCTAATTCTTTTGTGATAGGATTTGAAAGTGTTCTAACGTCTACTCCATCTATTAAAAAGTCTACATCGTGTATTGGTACAGTTGTTGAATTTAACCATTCTGAATTAGTTGTTCCATCGTTTCCTCTACAACTAAATGTCCATTCATCTCCTGTTGATATATCTGCTATTGGTACATTATATAAATTGACATCTACACCTTCAGTGTGTGATGTTCCAATATCTACTGATATATTATTTATCTCGTATATCTTAGTACCAACATTAGGAGCGGCACCAAAATTTACATATATCTCAACTGTATCATCATACAGTGATAAACAATCTGTGTTTGTTATAGTTATTGTTTGGTTGTAACGTGTACCTGGACTTGTACCAGCACTTGTAGGTGATATGCCAGTATTTGATATTCCCCCAACTTCATCTACACAATAAAATGCAAAGAAACTAGCGCCTGGAGATGTACCAGTATTTTCTAAATCAAGATTAAACGAAAACTCACTTATATCTGGAGATTTAAATGGTTTAGATATGTTATAATATATTCTTCCACCACTTACTCCAATACCTGTATAACCAGCATATGTAGCTGAATTACCATCATAAGCATATTCAGGGTTTTCTATTTCATAATTTGGAGTTGATATATTACTATAAGTTATAGTTGATGCTCCAACTTCATATCCACTAAAGAATACGTCATCTTTATACCATATCCAATTGTAAGTAACATCGTCTCCACCACTACTTGTAACGTTACACCATCCTCCTAATTCATTACTATTAGCTACTATATCATCATAACATAGATTACTAGCTGTATCTGTTTTAATTGTAGAAGTCTGTGTTGTTGGAGGAGTGTCAATACTCCACCACATAGCTTCTTCATACATTGGTATGGTAGTTCCACCAGCTAATTTGTTCCATGTTCCATTATAACACTGAGCATCAGTACTATTAATTGGATTTGGATAATCACTATATAATCTAAGTAGTAATGTATCACTATCATAATTCCAACAACTTTCTGGTATTGTTACATTTATTCGTCCAGTATTACTTACTTTTATTTCCCATAATGAAGTTGCTTGATATGCACCTTCTGGTTTAGTATAATTCATATAAGAATTTGATGTACTTGGAGGTGAAGTATAATCTGTTGCACCATATGTGTCCCAGTCTCCATCTATTGTTTTAATATATGTTGCTCCTGCATCCCAAGTTCCATCTTGTGTATATGTTCCTGTACTTAATCCACCACAAGCAGTTGCAACATTTGCGAACTCTTGGTAACAAAAAGAAGTTGTTGGTGGGTCAAAGATTCTAACAGAATAAACTTCATAATCAGAAGTTGGTCTATAACGTACGATAAGCTTATCGCTAGCTGTTTTCTGTTGAAATAATTTAGAATAATAAGCGCCTTCTTGCCATTCGATTTTCATCTTATGACCGAATTCTTCTGGGCTTGTAGCTATTCGTGTCTCTCCTGTATATAGAATATCTCTATATTCAAAATGTACTATCTTACCAATAGCATTAATAACTTCTACTTCGTGTGTTACTGGAAATAATCTTACATCTGTTACTGTAGAATCAAATGTATACGTATCTATTGTCGTAATATTATCTTTCCATATAGAAGTTCTTGTAATTGTTGTGATGTCATCTAATGTTGTTGTGGCTAGTTCTCGTGACTTAGCACGCATTTTGGTAGTACCATCAAACAAGTTTACATACTCAGTCGCACTGAGTATCCAGTCTTCGTTTTCCCAAACATAAAATTTAGAATTTGTTTTGCCAATGTCTAACTTAACATTCTCTGGCATGAATATATATATTGATGAAATTAAAATTACTAAAGTTAATATACTACTTAGTATTATTTTTGTCTTACCAGCTTTGTTCATTTCTATTCCTCTACAAGTGTCATAGAATAGGCATATTTCATACCAGCATCGTTACTTGTGTCTTTAATAATTAAAGAACCTGGGTCTAATATGTATGTTCCATTATGTATACCATCTGTATAAGCATATGGTGTTACTACATCTAAAGCTTCTATCGCTGCTCTATTTGTTGATAAAGTAGCTGCGTCGTCTCCAAGTATTATACCATTCATCTTTAATTCCCACTGTTGTGCGTTTAATCCAATTATTTTAATCTGTGTTAGTATCTTACCAATAGTAGATTTTCTAGTTTTTTGTCTTCTTGTTGGAACTATACTTGTAACGTTTAAGCTCACACTGTTATATACTATTGTTGAATTATATTCTGTCATTATAAAGTCCTCAACTCTCTTCTTAATTCTTTTGCGAATTCATAAGCAAATGCTCCTGGGTCTCCATTTACACCTGATACACTAACACTCTCTATGTTTATTGACATATTAGCACCATTACCTGTATTAGGTCCTGTAAGTGGTACAACCATCTCAGGTCCTTCTTCTCCCATAAGTGCGTTTGTTGGTTGTGTGATTAATCCACCCATAGCATACGCTTCTCTGTGGCTTCTCTTCCACGGTCCGCTGTCTGACCATTTATTGTTTGCATAATCTGAAGCTTGTGACCAACTATCAAAAGCTGAAGTTTGGACTTTTTTCATTGCACCTATAGCATTTGTGAAATACCATTTCCATCGTTTATTGTCTTGGTCTCCACCACCATTATTTGGGTCAGAAGGGTCATCATCTCCACCACCACCATTACCTTGTGCGGCTTTTAGTTCGTTATATAAATCTATAGTACCTTGAATACTGTTTTGATGTAATAAATGATTTTCCAATGCTTTCATAGTTGCTCTATCTAATCCTGATTCGGTAAGTGCTATAGAAGCTTGTTCGGCTTCATATTCTTCTACAACAGAATTTATAGATGACTGTACCTCATCTACAATTTTCTTCTGTTTCTCTAACATTTCTATAGCTATTTCAGCAGAAGAAGCAGTCACGTCGCCTTCACTTTCTAAATCTTTAATAGCTTCATTTACTAAATAATGTTTCTCACCATAATTTATATCAAACTCTAATTGTGCCTTCTTCTGTTCGTCTTGTAATTTTTCTAAAGCCGTTCTTTCTTTATTAGTAGCTTGTTCTGAAAACTTACTTGTTGCTAATAAAGTAGTTTTATATTTTTTAATAGAATCTGATACATTTGTGCCTAATAAGTTACCATTTTCTATTGCTGATTTCATAAATTGATTTACTGTTTCTACCCACGCACTATAAGAATCTTTACTCATCTCATTATTAACACTAGAAACAGTATCTCCTAACTCCATTTCAGCTAATGTTTGTTTTTTAATAGCTAATTCTAATTCGTGTAATTTCTTCAGTTCTGCATCTTCACCTGTAAATTTAACCTTTTTATAAGATTCATATATATCTGTTTGTTTTTCTAGTTCTTTACCTAACTTATCCTTTAAAATCTTATACATATAATTAAATGATGATGTTAAATTTTCTATACCATCTGTATAATCATTAACTGCTCCAAGTAAATTAAGAATTGTTCCTATATCGTCTTCATGTAATTTATTAACATCTAACATTAAAGCTTTATAATTTGATAACGCTGTACTCTGTTGTGCTGATGAGTAATCCATATCATTCATAACTGCTTGTTGAACTTTTAATTTACTAACAAATTCGTCAAGTATTGTACTATCTACTTTTTTAGGAGCAACTATACTAGCTGCTGTTTCACTCCACTCTTTAACTGCTTTTTCTGATTCCTCTTTATTTCCTATTTCTAAAAAATATCGTATTTTCCACTCTGCAACATTCTGTTGTGAAAGTTCTCCAAGTCCTCTTTCTCTTGCTTTTTCTCTGAATTTTTCAAGCTGACTCTCCATATCATCTACTGTTAGTTTAGCTGAAACATCATATGTTCCTAAACTAAGAATTTTAGTAGCTCTAGATGCTGTACTTTTTGTTGTTGCTTGCATAATACCGCTGTCAAATACATCGTTAAGACTTTTTTCTTCTGTCATTCCTTGTTCTTTTCTAAATTCTGCTAATTCTCTTGCTATGACTCTACTAGTTCTTAAAGCTATATTTGTTCTATTAATTTGTTGTAACCAAGCACCAAATCCTTTATTAGTACTCGTCATTGCTTCATTCCAATCAGCAGCCCAACCTTGCCAGAAAAGCTTCCACTGGTTTGTTGTTGATGACATAGCTATGTTAAATTCATTCTGTAAAGAAGTTGCTTTTTCAAATTCACTGCTAGCTGCAACAATATTTCGTCTAAGTGCGTCATAATTAGATACTAAACCCAATACTGCTGTAGCTCCAACTCTTCCAAATATACTTGTTGCTTCTGTAATAGCATCTTGTTTATTTTCATATTTTGACAACATTTCTACAACATCGTTAAACATTCCTTCAGGGTCATCAGATAAGCCAAGTCTTATTTCAGATTGTGGTCTATTCAATAATTCTGATAGTTTTTCTGCTTCTGTACTCATTCTTGTGAATACTGTTTTCATACGAGTACCAGCTCTCTCTGCCTTCATTCCCATATCTATAAGTGTAGCACCAATAGCTGAAGCAGTCTGCATAGATATTCCAAATATGTGGGCAGACGTTGCCATCTTAAGAACAGCTGCGCTAATTTCTTTTGAGTTCGCTGCTGTTGTATTAGATAATTCGTTTATAGTACTAGCCATTCTTTCAGCTTCTCTAATAGGTAAACCATAAGCTTTAGATATCTTTGCTATTGCTAATGCTGCTTCTTCAGAATTTAAAACTGTAGATGCTGCCATCATAGCAGTAACTCTTGTAAATTCCATAATGTTTTTAGAACCACGAATACCCAACTGTCCAGCAACTGCTGCTATCTTTGCTAACTCTGTTGCAGAACCTGGTATTGTTGTAGATAAATGTAAAATACTAGACTGGAGAGATTTAATCTCGTCATCAGTCATCTTGGTTCTTTTTTGAACTGTCTTCATTTCTGTTTCTAACTCAAGAAGTGGTTTTCCAAGTACTCTAAATGCTGCTGCTGCTAACATAACTACCATTGTTATATTAACTAATGTCCATCTAAATTTAGTAAAACTTTTAAGAAATCCACCATGTGCTGATGTAAGTCTTTTAACACTACCACCCATAGACGCATAAGCCATTTTTGCTGACCTCATTTGGTTTATTTCTATTTGTGATAAAGTAATGCCTTTCTTTTTAAGCATATAAAATTTCATATATGTTGCTTCTAGATTTTTTACTTTATATGCTGTAGATTCATATAGCATCTTTTGTTTTCTTTGTGCTATTACTTGTTTTTCTGTTGCTAGTCTTTGCTTTTCATTAGCTGCTGCTAATTTAACAGCACTTGCTTTAAGTTTATTCTGTGCCATTATCTGCTTATGTGTCATAGCAACAGTCTTAGCTTTAAGTTTATTTCTATTAATTATCTGAGCGTTTGTTAATTTAATAACATTTCCTTCAAGTTTGAATGCTTCTCCACCCTTTCTAATAGCACTAACCATTGCTTTTTGAGTTGTAGTGAATTTTTTAATGGTTGTTTTTAATACCATAGAATTAGTACTTAATTTTTTAGTAGATTCTGATGCTGTTTTCGCACTTTGTGAAAATCTTTTAAAATCTTCATTGAGAATTTTAAGTTTACTCTCTAAGCCTTTAAATGCATTACTACTCTTAATAACGTCTTCTGTTATTCCTTTAATAGCACCTTTAACTTTAGCACTATTAAGAAGTTTTAACATTACTGTTACTGATATTTGATTTGTTCCTGGGTCTGCCATTATTTCTTATGTTTTTTGTACTCTTTATTTTGTTTTTCTACTTCTCTATTGTGAGCGTCTGTTAATGCATTTACTTCAGGGTAAGTTAATTTGCCTAAGTTAAAAAAATCATAACCAAGACGATGTAAAAAGAGAGTTAAGTCGCCTTCTTGTCGACTGCGCTTAACTCTAATCAGTTTTTTGCAAATTCGTCTTCAGCTTCTTGTGCTGCTTTCTTTTTATCTTTATTTCCACCAAGTCCGCTTTCTCTAAATATTGTGTTTACTATAATACTTGCTAATATTGGTTTTATATGTTTTATTTCGTCTGCTTCGAATTTTGGGTCTACACAGTGTGTTCCAATTATATCTCCATCGAAATCTTTTTCTTCGTCTTTTGATACGTCAGCGAAAATTCTTTTAATTTTCCCTCTTGGAATTGGAATAACTTTAATAGTTTGTCCCTTATATTCTAATTGTTTTTCGTCTTTCTCATCTATCTCTACTTCGACTTCAGTTGGAATTAATTCTCCCTTCTCGTCTCTTTCATATAAAATTGATTCTTTTTTCATTACCATTTTTTCTTCACCTTCGTTTTTTGTTTGTTTGTTTGTTTAAAAAATTAAAAAAAAAATAAAAAAATAATTACTCTAAGCTGAGTAATCTGCTGTTGCGTCTACAACATATGCTTTAGCATTTTTAACAAATACGTCAATTTGTTCTGATACAATATCTTCTGGAGAACCAGTGATATTCATACTGTTAAATGCACAACTTCCAAGAACTAATCTAACGAAATCGTCAGTAATTAACTTTGGACTTGAACCAATTGCTCCACTTCTAACTAAATCAATTACTATTTGATATTTGTCTAAAGTGTCTTGTGGTGTAGTCGCTGAGTTGCTACCTAAGAATCTTTGATACATTTGTTTGTTTTTGAAATGTAATCCAAGACTTGACTCATAATCTCTGCCTTTAACGACTAAGTTTTTAAGTCCTCTTTTAGTTTGATAAGCATTGTTTGTTCCACAAATATACCATACTGCTTCGAGATTGTTATTTAATGAAAAGTCGAATGAATTAACTTCGCATAATTTATCAGTTGTTGGTGGTACAGTGTATGCTGTAATTGCGCCACTAGTAGCGTATAATGCTCCTTGGTAGAATACGTATGGGTCATCAGTTGATTCTGCAACGCTTGTTGCACCTGCTGTTGACATAGTAACTCCTTGTGCAATCCAATCTGTTGAAATACTAACTGGGTCGTCAATTGTACCACTAATTCCAATGTTGTTTACTCTACAACCATTGAAAATTCTTTTCATGTTGTTAGTTCCAGTTGCTCCTGTATCTTCATCATCTGCAAATTCCATTGTAAAACTTGGAAAACTATCTGCTTCTGGTGATGCTGCACTACCCATAATATGTAAGTATGAAGCTCCTGTGTGTACTCTAGGACCTGAGTCTACTGTTGCTGATGTTCCTGTATCTTCACCGAAAGCTTGTCTTAAAAAGTCAGCTCCTTGTAAATAATATTCGAAACTACCAGATACTTCGAATTTACCTGGTACTATATTACTATAATCTCTACTTCCACCCATTGTTCTAATCTTAATTAAATTATTTGTTTCAGTTGGGTTTACTGATTGTACTAAACCAAAAGGTTTATCTACTGTTGCTGCGGAACCATATGTGTCTTCGTTAGCCCAGTATAGAGTTTGTTGATACCCTAAATTTGTCATGTTCTATTTCCTCCTTATTTACTCTTTCTAGATGCTGCCATAGCTTTTGCGCCCAATGATACATCATCTGCGTCAAAATCTCCATCACCATCAAAGTCGAATTTAACTTTTACTTCTTCTTTAACTTCTTCAATAGCCTCTTCGACTACCTTTACTTTTTTCTCTACTTTAATTGGTTTACTACCAACTAATTCAAAATCCTTATTTAATAATAGTAATTCTGCTGTTTCATTATCTAAATCTAAAACTTCTCCTCTCTTCCAATCATTAAATGTCGCACTGCCTACTTTAATTCGACAAGCTTTAAAACTTCCATTATATTTTACTTTTACCATTCTTTACCTCTCATAACACTTTTGAAAAATGCTTTATAACAATCTCTCGTGCTGCTTCTCTGCCTTTATTTCGTCCTTCTAACATGAAATGATATGGTGGCTTTGAAGTGCCATTATCATATTTCCAACCAATATGTTCTACAATTGGTGTATATGGTGCATCAGGACCTCCAGCAAATACTATACCAGAAAACACTGTTGCTCCATCTTGTTTAATGTCTGTTTTTTCGAAACTAGCTATTAAAGCGCCTGTACGGTGTCTATTCTTTTTACTTTTCTGTCTATTGAAACTGGCTTTTGATTCTTTATCAACCACTTCCATGATTTCTTTTACAGCTCTTCTAGCTGGAAGTCTAAAGATATCAAATGAAGTGAATATTCCACTCATCTCAACTTTAATTGTCATCTTAACTACAATCTACGAAGTATTGTACTCGTATTGTAACTGCTCCATAATATAATTGTGTAACTGAATCATACTCTATTGTTGTAGTGTTTAAATGAGCATAACCTTTTACACCATTATCAAATAATGTCGCTCCTTGTGATTTTAATGTAGTCTTAATAAGACCTTCGTAATACTCTACCAACGCTGCATTTTTATATTCTACACCATCTATAATAGCTTTAAAACCATTTTTAGCATAGAACCATATATTTAAATATAAGTATTCTCGTTCAGCATAATTTGAACCAATAGAAAGAATTTCAGAAGGATTGTCTACCTTTCTGATTTGAATTTGAGGATATTTTGGCATAACGTTTGGTTCGTCGTAAAATATCCATAGGGAACCACCTCTATCTGTTCCTCCAGCATACGTATATGGGTCTGGAAGATTTGTTCTAAGTGAATCTCGAATTGTTGTCATTGCGGTTATGCTATCCATTTTATATCACATCTAATCTTAAGAAAGAACAACCAATTTCATTTTTTATTTGTTGCTCTCTATATTTATCTTGTTGTAATTTTTCTTTATGTCGTGGTTCGTCTATTTCAATCGCTAAATTTAAAGCTGGACAATATCCATCTAAAAAATATCCATTAACTTTGTGTTGTCTTAATATTGTATAACCAAACGTTTTTTCTAATGTATCAAGAATTGGTTTCTCTTGTTTTCCAATACAAGGCATTAATGGCATACCATCAAAAAATTGTCTTTCTACATTTTTAATTTGAGCGTTTCTTAGTTTTAATCTAGTATCATCAGAATATTTTCTACCAATGTTCATATGTGGATGTTTTTTATTAAAATTTGGATTGTTTTTCCCTTTTAATCCATCTTTTTGCCATAAATTTTTACAATTAGAATTACAAAATGACACTTTAGAACATTTTAACTTAGAGGTCTTAGAATTACAGTATTCACAGTTAGCACTAACTCTAACGTATCTACCGTGCTTGTAGTTATTATTTTGTTCTCTATTTTGATTTGTAACTACCAATTCGCTTTCCCTCCGGGTCAAGAATACGCCTCCACGAGACAATATTTTTAAGTATATTAGTAGTATGAGACTTCTAGTATATAAATGTTTCGCTTTTACTCTGTGAATGAAGGCTCACTCTTGTTAACTTTATCAGATACTTTACGTTTATTAGTATCAATTACATGTGTGTTCGCTACTGTTTTCTTGTTGTCTTCAGGTGTTATATTGAATCCCTTATCAAGAACTTTTCCTAATGGTAGCTTACTCTTACTTTTATCATGTACGTATGTCATTTTTTATCTCACCATCCTGTGCTTCCAATATATCTATTTCTGTCGAAGTTTTGTACGACGTGCTTTCTGTTAACACCATAGATACTATCGTAATATTTAACTTGTGAACTTAATTGTACTCCAATTCTATGCATTAAAAGAGTTTCTACTTGTGTAACTTTATTAACCATAACATCAAGCTCTTTACTCATAGTTCCACCACTTGTAGCGTCAACTTGCTCAAGTAAAGCTTGACAAGTTCTGTATAAAGATAACTTATGATAAATATCAGGTACATAATGAATCTCAACATCATCATTTATGTCTAGAGTGACACCACTTGATGCGACTGGTAACACTTCAACCATACCATACTTAAGATTTGTCTTGTAACTATCATCTAAGTATAGTTCTGTCTTAGTAGTTGTACCATAGAACATTCTATCTGTTCTATAAATATTCTCTTCTCCAACAAAGTATCTTGTTTGAATTGTGTCATCTAATTTACCAACTTCAGACCATACAGCTTGTACTGGAGTTCCAGCTTCAATATATATTAAATCATCAGTTTGTGTAATCATTTTAAAAATAGAAGTATCGTTCCATCTACCAACTGTGTCTATTATTTCTTTAACATCTGCTACTGTGCAAAGTCTAAGTAATTCTTCAGCTGTGATTGGTTCAGAGTATTCTGACCATAAAGTAGTGTCTGAATCATAGAATCTAATTTTATACCAATTAGTTCGTGTTCCTGATGTATCAGTGTAAACTGTCACCCAAGTATTTGATACTGTCTTAGCTAAACCATCACTGGTTGC